CCCGACGAACGGCTAGCTATTAGAAGCTAGGAGCCACGAGGCCGGTGCCACTGATCATGCTGATCGAGGCCGGGTAGCGGCCAGGGATGAAGCAGCAGTAGCCGTAGGCGACCATCGTGACCGTCAGGTTGAGGCCTGCAGTCTGGTCCATGCGCACAAGCGCTGGCGCTCCTGCATCCTCAAACAGCAGCATGTCTGCTCTCCGAACGACGAAGATGTTGTCTTCATTATTTCCAGAGCCTGCATCTGTTTGGATGTTGGCGTCAGTGACGACAGGCAGGCCTGCGATAGACGCACCCGTAACGCCGTAGCCAGCGATCGGGCCTACGCCCATAGCATTCTGCGGCACGTTCTGCGTCGGCACGACAAGCGGGCGACCTGAGCCGTCAACGCCTGCCTGCATGAACGCAAGCCGTCGAGGGTGCATGACGATCAGGTCAGCGCCCGCAAACCGGTTGCTGTTGACCTTTTGGATAGCGTCAACGATCTTGCTGTAAAGCTCTGCAGCGGTCGGCGAACCGTCGGTGTAGGTCACGCTGTTAATGCCTGACACGTTCTTAAGGCCGAGCAGCTGACCAGACGAACCAGAACCGTTCAAAAGCTGATTGTCAAGCGTCGTTGCCATAGCGCCCACCATGTCCGCAGCAATAAGTGCGTCAATGCCGGTGCCACGCTCAATCGCCTGTCGTGACAGTTGCTGTCCAGCAGCAATCGTACGGACATCTGCCGTCAAAAGAGTGTCGTCGACGTCAGTTTCGCTAACTGCGTCGTTTTCGGCAGCCTGCACAGCAGCGCTCGAGCCAGTCGTGACACGGCTAACGTTGATCGTCATGCCGTCTGCAGGCAGCGGCAGCGAAGTGCACTGATCAGCGAACGGACGGCCAGCACGTGCAAGCTCAGCAGCGAGCTGCGTGAGGTACTGCGGAACGACCAGACCGGCGAAGTTGGCCGTAGTGCCGTCACGATGCTCAACAGCCATTTCGTCACGGTGACGGCGCAAACGCTCAGTAGCGTCGATGTCGCCGTAAACCTGGCTGTGATACATATCCGAGAAGAACGAGTGTGAACGCTCTTCGGAATAGGTAAGCGGCTCGCTCGTAACGTTCACGACACCGGCAGCCGAACGGCTTTCCGGGTCGTCAGTCGCAGCGACTTCGGCACGCAGCTTAGCGGCCTCAAGGTTAGCGACCTGCACGGCTCGCAGTTCAGTGATGCGCTCGTCAAGAGCGTCGGCACGCGCCTTAAGATCAGACAGGTTCTTGTCTTCGGTTTCGGTCAGGTCTCGAGTTTCGTCAGCGGCACGGGTCAAAATGCCGTCAACAGTGTCAGACAGTTCTGCTCGTTCTTCTACGAGCTGTTCAAGCAAACGCACGGTAGCGCCTTTCTTGTCGGTGGTGTGTCGGGTGCTTACTGGGTGCCTAGAGCTACTAGGCGGCGCAGTTTGCGGCGCAACGTGGTTTTGTAGGGAATCTATCACGACTGCAGCGGCTGTACGGTCATCTGTTGTTTGTCGTTCGGCCCAGCGTGCTGCACGCATAACGTCGCCTGTAATGTCGCCGCCCCACAACAGCCACGCTACCTGCCCTGGCGAGGGTCGTTCGCTGTCGCCTGACAGGTAGGCACGTGCCTGACGGCCTGACAGGTCGCCACGATGCCGAGCGAACCACGGGCCCATTAGGCGTGCTTTGCGGTCGCTGACGTCGCCGTCAGCCATGCGACGTGCAGCCTGCACAGTCGACGCCTGCAAGCCGTCGCCTGCAAACTCAAGCAGGCGCAGGCCTCGAGCAGCGTTGCGCTGCATGTAGCCTGGTGCGTCAGGCATTACGCAAACGCACCACGCCAGCGAGCTAGACGTGGCGCAATGTCAGGGTCGTCTGCGTCGAACTGACGCACTGCGAGCACACGTGCACCGTCGTAAGCAGGCTGCGCAACAAACCCTACGTGATCCATGCGCGCCTCTAGTCGCACGACGTGCTGACCGGTGCTGCGTGTCTCTGTGCGTGACCTGACCGGAATAAACCCGACTGACAGGCCAGTAACCATGCCGTCGTCAGCGAGCGACAGCACTTCTGCAGCTCGCTCTGTGCGTGCCATGCGAAAGTCAGCGATTAGGCCGTCGTTTGTGTTTTCCCAGCCAACGGACGTGCCAACAGGCAGCGTCGAGCGTGATTCGTGCTGCTGATACAAGGGGATTCGGTCGCCACGTTCTTGCAGCGTCTTTGTAAATGCGCCACGCTCAAACGATTCTGTAAGGCCGTTAGGCATGCGGTATTCGCCTGCCCACGGCACGACAACGCCGACGAGATGGCGATATCCGTCGTCGTCTGTGCGTGTCTCGATACCGTCGAATGCAATCGTGCGTGTTTCTATCTCGCTCACTGCAAGCCCTCCATAGCGCGCACCTCGTCTACCGTCATAAACCCTGCACGGATAGCAATTTCGTGCGCTTCGTAGCGTGTGCGTGTGTCAGCTCGTAGCACGCTGTCGAAGTCAAACAATGCCTGCTGGCCTCGAGGCAGCAGCGTAGACATTGCCTGTTCGATTTTGATTGCCAGCGGGCGCAGCGTGAACCGCACAAAAAACTGTGAGTCCTGCTGCACGTTGCTGTACGTCTTTGAGTCTTGCGATGGCACGCCGACAAGGTGCGGCGGCACGCCAAACAGCGAGCAGGTTTGTTCTGCGTTGTAGCGGCGGCTGTCGAGAAGCTCCATGTCGACGCTAGAAAACTCAAGCGGCTGATATTTGACGCCGCCTGACAGCACAGCTGGGCCACGTTGCCTGCCGCCGTTGCCAGCAATCCACGCTGCCTTAAGGTCCTGTGCCTGCTCGCTCGTAATCTCGTTTTCGCTGTGCAGCACGCCGTCTGGCAGCGCACCTGTCGTAAACGCTTGCGCTGCGTACTGATCGGCAGCAAGCGACTGTGCGATCGCTTGTCGGTTATAGTCAAGTGGCCCATAGCCGACTGCGTGCCCAGGCAGCGTAAAATTGCGGATATGCAGCACGTCCTCTGGGTTGAGTAAGCCTCGAGCTGTGCGGTACTGCGGCCTGCCGTCAACAGTTGACACTTGTATTGCTTCAGGGTCTAGCAGCATCACGTTCTGCACAAACCCCAGGCTGTTGCGTGTCGCAGCCAGCAGGTATGCATTGCCGTTGATAAGCAGCGACGCTACAAGCGCTGACACAAATTCTGCACGTGTGCGTTCTAGCTCCGGCGTCGTCAACAGCGCAGGCGTTTCGACAAGTTCGCCGTTGCGCTCTGCTGTCAGTGGCAGTGAGCCGATTTGGTCGCTAATTAGTGCTACGCAGCGATTCGCTACAACGTTGCTTAGCAGCGTGTCACGTGTCACCGACATCGGGCCGAACAGCGTTTGTGTCGTGATGCTGCGTGCAGGTAGCTCAATAGTTGTTGCACGTGTGTCTACTGACCGGCGCAAAAGGTCACCTATCATGCGTTACCTGCCTCGAGCGCTGCTGAAACGATTGTGACTGCGACGCCTGTAGCGAATGCGGCAGGCCATGCGCCAAACTCCATGAGCACAGCAAAGATGGCTAGCAGGATGCCTGCGACCTGTAGGACAGCGTGAAACATTAGAAAACCTGCGGTGTAGGTTTAGGCGCTACTGAAATAGCGCCCCATAGCGCAAGGCTAGCAGCGACAAGCGGTGTGATAGGGCAATCATCGCTCGTGCGTTTCCACGCCCAACGGTCGCCGAGTCTGCGACGTGTCGCACTAGCTACTGCGTCAGTAAGAATCGTGTCGCCTAGGTGCGCTAGTTGGCCGTCTACTATTGCGTCGTACATTGTTGCGCAGCTGGCTGCGTAGTCTCGTGCGCCTACCTCAAGCGTGTTTAAATGTTGCACGTGCGGTAGCAGCGACGCTGCTGCTGCGCCTGCGTCGATCACGATTGTTGCGCCCCACTGTTGCGACAGTTGCGCAAGGCGTGCTGGCACCCAGCCGACGCCCGGCCTGTGATCGACAATTTCTGTCAGGTAGCGGTCGCCTGTTTGCGACGCAACAGCAATCGTTGTGTAGTCACGCAGAGGCGACACGTCTACGCCTACTGCAAGCTTGTCGCTGTGCTCAAGGTCGTGCGTTTCTAGGCGGCTGAACTGTGCGACGTCTAGCACGTAAGCGCCGCTGTCTAGTGGCCAGCGGTTCAGGATTTCTCGCTCGTAAAGCTCTGTTGTCATTGTTGCGTGGAAGTCTTGTACAGCCTCGAGCGTGACGCCGTGCGTTTCTTGCAGTGTCGGGATCGCTGCTGCCCACGTTTCTGGGTCGTCAGGGTCGGCGTCGTCTGCTGCGCCCCACTCGAACCACGCCAGCGAGTTAGAGTCGCCTGCCCTGCCTAGGTCACGGTAGTGCCGCAGTAGGTGTGACGTGTGTGTGCCTGCGTTGCTTGCTAGCCACAACTGCGACGATGGACGTGTAGCCATTGTTGGGCCGAGTGCGCCGACAAGCTCAAGCGGGTGCGCTAACGCCTCGTCGATAACAACTAGATCTAGCGTTAGGCCTCGTGCGCCTTCTTTGCTAGGTGTCACGACTCGTAGGCTGCCGCCGCCACGCATCGTCAACGATTCTGAGCCGTTAGCTAAGCGCAGTTGCGCAAAACGTGAGCCGAGCGCAGGCCGCAGCATCTCAACAGTTTCTTGAAACTTGAGGCGTGCGCCGCCACGGTCCTGCGCTGTGTAAGCAACGTGCCCGCCTGCGAGCAGCTCAAGTCCGATGCGGGCTGACAGCAGCGCTGTTTTGCCGTTTTGCCTGCCTACGGACACGCCGACAGTGCGCCGTTTGTACGTGCCTGCCTCGTTTAGCTCTAACGCTACGTCAGCGACCTGGCGTTGCCAGCCGAACAGTTGCAGGCCCATAAGCTCTGCGACCTGCGCTAAATAGTGGCCTTTGCTCGGCGAATCGCTGGCGGGTGTGGCGTGTAACGGCGGCGGGCAGGTCATGGCCTCGCCAACAGCACACCGGGGTGTTTGCCGCTGGTAGCAAGTTTGTGCAACCTTGCAGCGTTTTGACTGCCAAGCGCCATAACAAACACTGGCATCGAAATACGTTGTTGCGCGTGAGTAAGGCCTACAAACTTAATATCGTCAGGCAGCCACAACAGGTCGGCAGACTGCATTGCCTTTGTGCGCCACTTAGCGTTTGATACTGGCAGCAGCGCAATGCCGTTTGCATGTTGCAAAAAGCGGTCGACCCATGGGGCTGCGTTGCTAAACGGCGGGTTCATAAAAACTCGACCGTGCCACGGTTGGCGCAACCCGTCGTTATGTTTGCTAAACCATTGCGCAGCCTTACCGTGTAACGGCCCGCTTACTGGCGAGCAGGGATCAAGGTCGAACACGCCGAGCGATTCAACAAGCCAACTCGGCGTGTAACGTTCATCACTGTCGTTTGCTTGAACAGCTACGGTAAACAGAGGCAGCTCGTACGTCATACGGCACGCAAAGCGTTTTCGAGGCTTTCTAGAGCATCTTCGTGCGGAATCGACAGGTTTTGCGCTGATTGCAGCAAAACACTGGCTAACTGCGCAATTTGTCCTGCAGCTTCGCCGTTGCCCTGTTCGATTGCGTCCCACCTGTCAGCGAGGCCACGCACAGTCTCTACCGTAATAGGGTCGCCTACAGCTGTTTCTAGGTGACGTTCTACAGCGTCACGATGCCGACCCATCACCACCGCCTCGAGTTAACCGGTTTACGTTGCGGACGCTGCCTCGCAAACGTACCGCCACGACGTGCGTTGCAAGGCCCGCAACTTGGCACGTACTGCCCGACCCACTCGCCAGGCGCAAACGCAGCAAGCGGCGGCACGTGGTCGGCTTGAGTAGCGATTGCGTCACGACACCACACACACGGCGGACGGTCAGCGAGCAGCTCAGCTCGAGCTTTCTGATGCTTGTACCCGTAGCCAGTCATGACCTATGCCTCTTCCCTCACTAGAGTCATAGGACACACCATACCCCCCCACCCCCCCTCCAGGGGAGAGAGAAAGCG